CGCCGTTCATCACCCAGGTGCCGGCGTTGCGATAGGTCGCCGGAAGCGCATACATCAGCGCGATTAGCGCATCGGGGTCCAGATTGGCGACGTGTCCGTTGTTGGTGGCCTCGATCTCGGCATTCTGCATGAAGCCCGAGGGGTCTTTCGGTGCGGTCGCCGGTGCGGTGAAGGTGCCGCCATGGACGAACGCAAGCGCCTCTTTCTGGCCGAAGTCCTCGGCAAGGGCCAGGTTGACCTCGGAAAGCACGTTGGCGCTGTCCTCGGCCAGTTGCAGCGACAGGTCCACATAGGTGGCCAGTTCATAGACCGGGACATTCATCTGCCCGAAAGCGGGTTGGCTGCCGGTGCGGGTCTCGGTCTCGCCCACCCAGCGGGCATTCGTGATGCCGGTGCGCTTGGGCAGGATCACGTTTGCGGCGGTGGTGCTGCGAACGTCCGCGATCTGGCGGATGGGCGAGAATTCGACCAGATTGCGAATGAAGTCCGATGCCACATCTTCGGGGGCAAGAACGTGGTTCGCGGTGTCGCTGGCGGTGGTCAGAGCCTTGGCCTCGGCGCTGCCGGTGCGCAGATACTCCACGAACGCCTTGCGCTCTGCACCCTCCACCGGACCGGTGGTGGCAACGCCCGGACGCTGGGCCTTGGCTTCCAGCTGGTCGAGCCGCTGGGTGATCTTGTCCAGCGCCTTCGTGTCGATCTGGGGCGCGTTGGCAACCTTGGGGGTTTCCTGCGCCGGGGTCAGGTCTTGATCTTCCATCGGGTTTTGATCTCCGTTTTCGATGGTGGTGGGGTTCGCCTTAATGGCGGTGATCTGCGCGCCGGGGTGACACGGCACCGCAACCACGCTGATTTCGTGAAGCTCCGCGGCGGTGATCGTGCGACCACGGCGGCCGCGCGGTGTTGCGGCCTTCGTGATGAAACCGATGGACAGGCCAGAGACAGCGCCGGCCTTCACCATGGCGCGAACCTCGCGGGCGCGGGGCAGGTCATCGACCAGCAGCTTGCCCTTGACGGTCAGGCCGGCCTCGGTCTCGGCAATCTCGTTCCAGACGCCAATGACCTCGGATTGATCGTGGCTCCACAGCATCGGCAACGTGGCCGGGCTGGTGAAAGCGCCTTTCTGGATTTCATCGCCCACGCGGTCAGGGCCAGAGAACGGCCAAGCCGTTCCAGTGATCTCGCCCGCGTCATTGACCTCCAGCTGGGCCTTGATTTCGAGACGCTGGGTCATGCTGCGGCCTCCTGCTCGGGCTCATTTTCGACTTCATCCTCGGCGCCGGCCCAGCGGGCGGTCAGGATGTCGAGGGCGAGGGGAAAGATCGTGTCGAAGGGCGCATTCGCCCCATAGGCCGAAACCAGTTCCTGCGCGCGCTGCGGGTCCATGCCGCCACCGATCAGACCCAGCCGAATGATGGACAGCACGTCGCCCAGGTGGAATTGATTGCCCACCAGCCGGACGAACAGGCTGCCAATGCCCGATCCGGTCAGGCGCTCAAGCTCCTGCACCATGGGGTCCGTCAGGGTGAAGACGTGTTCACCGTCACCGAAAAACGCGCGATGGCTCACGCTCATTGATCTTGCTCCTTAGCGGGGGTGGGCGCCGGCGTGGTGGCGCTGGTCGTGAACGGGTTGTCGAGATTGTCGCCGTCAGCGTGGGCCGGCAGGTTCAGCGCCGCGCGGGCTTCGTTCGCGGTCATCACGCCGGCAGCCCGATATTGCGAAAGGGCGGTGGCGCGTTTGGCGGAATCGACCGACAGCAGGTCATCCGTGACGAACTCGCAATAGAACTCGTCCTGTTCCTCGGGGGTCAAAAGCACGCGCTCATAAGCGGCTTCCCATTTCGACAGCCAAGGGCGCAGGGTCAGCGTCAGAAACTGCCGGCCCATTTCCTCGGCGTTCGACCACGTTGCCCGCGATAGCTCCATCAGCAGCGGCGGCGGAACTCGGAATGCGCGGGCGATCTCGCGGATTTGCTCCACGCGGTTTTCGAGGAATTGCGCGTCGGTGTGGTTGCTCGAAACAACCTCAAGCTGCATGTTCTCATCTAGGAAACCGACGCCGCCGGCGTTTCGCTCGCCATGGGTCGCGTGCCACTGCTGGAGGATTTTGCCCTTGGCTTCCTCGGAAACGAATTTCTCATGCTTGAGAACAACGCCCGGCCGGCCACCTTTGGCGTAGTAGTTCGACAGGTGCTGTTCGGCAGCGATGGCAAGCCCGATGGCCTCGCGCGCCATCACGATCGGGCTGACGCCTCCAAAGGCTTCGATGTGCAGCACGTCTTGCCATGGGTGCAGGCGGTCGCCGCCCTTCGCCTGCCGCACGCGATAGACAGGTTCTCCGTCAGCGGTGGTCTCGCGCGTCACCGTGTCCGGGTCGAGCCGGTGCAGTTCCAGCGGGTCGCCGGCGCCGTTGCGGACCACCAGCGCGAAACCATGGCCGCGCAAAAGTGCGTCAGCGGTCAGGCTGGTGCGCAGTTCGGTGGCGCTGGTCCACGGGTTCGCGGTGCGGTGAATCAGGCGTTGTGCCGGGTGGTCTTTGGCCTGGGTCTTGTCGGCGCGGCGATAGACCTTAATCGGCATCGCGCCCACGGCCTCGCTGATAAGCCCGACAGCAGCAGCGACAGCAGGAACGCGCATGGCGCTGCTGGCGCTGACGTGGATGCCGCTGGCGGTCGGCACGACGCCGAACAGCGCATGCGCTGCCGGGTCGGACAGCGCGAAGGATTTCTTTTCACGGGTGCCTCGCTCGCCAAAGACGCGAGCGAGGGCTTTGATAGGCCGAACCATGGCAAACTCGCAACAACTACTGTTGCAGTATTACCACATTGCGAATCGGTCTGCTATAGGTATCTTAATACCTTCAAGAGCAATAGAGGTCTATCACGGTTTTGTGATTACCATGGCCGGCAAAGCGTGCTATTAAAACCTCGCACCGCCGCGCTCCGCAGCGCCGCGCTGCGCCCCGCAACGCAACGCAACGGGAAAGCCCAGCCTTCACGGCTGGGTTTTTCGTTACACGTCGGGTGTCTGGCTTTTAGCGAGGGCCGCAATAGGCAGGCGAAAATCAACCGCATTCAACGCCACCTGCATCCGTTTCAATGGCGTGTCGTGGATATAGATCGCAGCCGCGGATTGGTCCTCATGGCCGGCGATCAGGTCGGACAGTTCACGGGTGCAACCGGATCGGATCAGTTCGGTTTTCAGGTTGTGCCGAAAGCTATGAAAGACCTTCGCCTTATCGGTGATGCCCTTACTGGGAAGGAAGGTGCGCAGGAACCAGCGGTTTATCTTATCCTCAGGCTCCCAATCGGAAAAGAGGCGCTTTTCACCCTGCTTTCGCAGGCGCTCGACATAGGCGGGCAACCCAAGCCGGATTAGATCGGAATGCACCGGCACAAGCCGCTTGCTCTGGCGGTTCTTTGACGCTGCGGACAGGTCGAAGACTAGAACACCCTGTTCCTCGCGCAGGTCGTCCAGCGTCAGGCGGGCAATTTCCGAGGATGATCTCGCGCCAGTGTAGAGGGCTACCAACATCGCCCACTGGCGCGTTGCATACTGTGCCGGCGTGGCGAACATCGGATCACGGAACATGGTGTCAAGTTCCTGCCGCGTGAACGGCAGGCGGGTGCGCTCCTTGTGAACGGCGCTGCCGGTGTCAACGCGCACGCCCTTGGCTGGGTTGGTATCTAGATACCCGTTGTTTGCGCCCCACTCGAAGATGCTGGACAGGTGCGACAGCCATTTCATGTTGATGGTTTGCGGGTTCAGCGTCTCGAAAGGCTCTTTGCGTTTCGCGTTCGCTTTGATGGCCTGCGGTAACGTCAGGCCGGGGAAGCGCAGGGTGTAGCGGGTCGGCGCGTCCAGTAGGGTGCGCTTGTAGTCCAGAACGTGCTTTCGGGTGATCGACCGAACCGGCAATGCCCCGCCTAGGTATTCCTCAAACATGCGCACGGCGCTGCGGTGTTCGTCCATCGTCTTTTCTGCCAGTGATCGCCCGCCGGCGCTCCGCTCCTTGTGGAAGGCTGTCAGCACGTCAGAAAGGGTTGAGCCGGTG